TCCGCCCCGCAAATCGGGCAGGTATGCCTGTTCCCGATGGTCGGAAAAAATATGGTATGCGAAGAATGGCGTTGTAACGATGGCAACGATAAAGAGGTTTAATTATGCCATTAAAAGCAGGTTCATCACAGAAAACAATATCGTCTAATATATCGGAATTAGTTAATGCAGGTTATCCTGATGGGCACGGACAGGCGGGAGCAATTGCTTTTTCACAGGCAAGAAAATCGGGTGCATTAAAACGCCGAACTAAACTACGGCGAAGGAAACATAAATGATAGAAAAATTAAAATTTAAAGACATAATTAAAGTGCCGGGTAAGGTTCTTGTTGGCAATGATAAGAAAAAAGGAGATTTTTCCTGTAAAGCACAAGAGAAAATAATTATTGATAAAATCAATGAAATTATCGAAAAGTTAAATAAGGAGCAATAAAATGGCATTACCTACACGGGAAGAAATAACCGAATTCAATCGGCGCGGCGGCAGCAAAACGGCGGAAGGCAGGGCGTATCAGCGTAGTTGGATGGCTGGAAAAGATAAAACTCCTGCTGTTCCGCCGAAAAAGAAAAAGAAATCTGCTCTTAAAAGACTGGCGGCGCGGATGAGAAGAATGGGGGAAGGAGAGACCGTTAGGACTAAAGACGTTTCAGGCGGGTTAGAAAGAGCCGGTTTGAATGAGAAAGAAATCCAGAGGTTAAAAACAGGAAGATGACGGAAGAAGAAATACAGTTAGTCAACGCTTACCGGAATTGCTTTACGGCTGATGCGGGCAAAATAGTTTTGTCTGATTTGAGAAAGATTTTTAAATTTGATTTATCGGTAATTCCGATAGGCGAAGATTCTCATATAGACGTAAATAGGTTGATTCGCAATGAAGGACAAAGGTCTGTGTTAATTCATATATTGACACAAATGGCAAAAGATTTGAATAAACCCGTTCCCGAACCAGTTAAAGATGAAAATTATATATGACCTTACCAGTTAAAGATGAAAATTATATATGACCTTTAGGAAGTTTTTTATGACACTTGCGACATACGGGTATAACATCAAGAGGTTTGGAATAGTCAGGATGAGGTGTTGGTAGTAGTTTTCGGCACAAAGCACAGATGATAATCATTTGCTTGTTGTTGGCAATAATTGCATTTAAGTTGTTTTGGAAAGGACAACCCCTTGTCCCTAATGGCATTATTGATAATTCGGTGTGCTTTTTTAATGAGTGGATTAAGTTTTGCATATTTTTTATTTGCTCGCCTAATTGCCAATTTACCATTTTCAGTTTTGCTGTATTGTTTGTATCTGTTGATTATTTTTTTGGTATGAGTGAGATAGTATTTATGTTGGCTAATACTTACGCAAAGTTTGCATATATACTGACAACCATCTTTTGCGCTTCGGTTTTTATGAAAATACATCAATGGTTTAGTTTGCTTGCAATGAGGACATCTTTTCGATATGATTTTATCAGGCATTTTCGTTCCTTTCAACGAAACTGTTTAGAGCCATTCACCCCGACTGTCGGGGTGCGTGGCTCATCTTATATTAAAACTATCAATTAGTAAAGGAGTAAATTATGCCGGAAGAAATAATAGCCACAACCCCGACCCCTGCCGAAGGGACAACGGGGACGACTGACGCGATTGATATTTCAAAATATATCAATAATGACGGTACGTTCAGGGAGGGTTATAAAGATGCTCTCGTGCCGGAAGAATTGAGAACGAACAAGTTCTACGACATCTTCCACGACATTCAGGGTATTATGAAGGCTGCCGGGCACCAGGCGGTAACTTTAGGTAAATACGGGACTACGAAGGGCGTATTACCGATAAATGAAAAATCCTCACCTTACGAGGTTGAGGCGTTCCGTGCGGCTATGGGCGTGCCGAAGGATGGGGCAGGTTATAAATACGCCCCGCCAGAGGACATTTCGTCAGAGGATTTAAGCCCTGAATTCATGAAGGAAGTAAACGAAAGTTTCAATAAAGCACATTATACACAGGCGCAATATGACACAGCAATAAATCTTTATACGAATCACCTGCGACTTATCGAAAAGGTGGTCGATGAGGAACTTTCCCGACAGGTCTCGGATGCTGAGAATCGCCTGCGGGGCGAATGGGGCGATATGTTCGATGCGAGAACAAATCTTGCAAGGGCGTTCATTACCAAGATGGCAGGTGGCTGGAGTCCTGAAAAATACAATGAGTTGTTTGGTGAAGAAGTAACCATCCAGAATGAGGACGGCACTCAAGAGACAATGAGAAAAGGCGGAATTAACGATGCTGAATTTGCGCCGTTCCGACCATTGCTGCTGGACTTATTTGCTACCATCGAGGAAAAATACGGAATTGAGGATAGTGCTTTATTTTCTGAATTTACAGGTGCAGGTGTAAAGAGCATACAACAGCAGATTGAGGATATTGAGGCAACGCCTGGCTTTATGGATGGTAAACTGCGTGGCTCGATGGATTCAAAAGACAGGGCAAAATATGAGGAATTAGTAAAACAACGGGATGCGCTTTACAAAAAGATGTATCCAGGTTAATATAAGTAAAATCCTGGTCAATCCCTCACGGGGAAACCAGGTTGACATTCTGAAAGAAGGACATCGACCGGATGTAAAACGCAGGAGTCCCTGGTAACAGATAACTCTCCAAAAGTGGTTTGAATAATTAGAAACTGTTTTTAAGGAGATTATTATGTTACCAGTAACGATTGATAACGCTTTCAAACGGGAGTATGCGGCGACATTCGAGCACGTTTTTCAACAAACAATGTCCGAATTGCGCCAGACCGTCAGGAACGAGCATCAGGAAGGCGAGATGAAATTGTGGGACTTTGTCGGCGAGACCAGCGGTCAATGGGACTTGCCGAGAAATTCGGATACGCCTGATATTCCCACACCTTATACGAGAAGAAAAAATGTTTTGCACAGGTGGAACTGGGGCGAATATATCGACACCTGGGATAAGATTAAAGCCCTCAAAGACCCTACCAGTGATACTATTAAGGCCGCTGTATCCGCCGCAAATCGAGCTTTTGACGAGCGAGTTCTCCAGGCTGCTGCTGCGATTGTTTATACGGGCAAAGAGGGTTCTACTGCCGTTAATAGCTACGATGTAGGTGAATGCCGTCTTATCAATAGTGATGGCACTGAAGTAACGGCGGGCAGTAATTTTTCGGCTGCGACAGAAATTGCACTCAAGCTCAAAACAATCGCCCTTATCGGCAAATTGATGGACGATGCGTCCGTTCCGCAAAATGACAGGCATATCGTTTGCAATACAGACCAGAAGTGGTATCTGCTCGGCTCGACAAAGGCGACAAGCGCCGATTATAACGGCATCAGGGCATTGGTTCACGGTGAGATGAACACTTACCTCGGATTCACCTTCCATTGGCTGCCGAGCAATAGGTTTACTGTCAGCTCCGTTGAGGCAAGCAGCGATTGTCTCGAATGCTGCGCTTATCATAAGAGCGCAATGCTGCTCGGAATGGCAAAAGATATTGTTACAAGTGTTGATACGATTCCGACAAAAAAGAACAGTGTACTTGCTCAGGCCGAGATGTTTGTCGGTGCAGTCAGATTGCAGGGGCCTGGCGTGGTCAGATTCCTGCTCAAGAAATCGCCGACACTTGATTTTGCGCAAACTGATTAGTTTTGAATTGAATTGAAATTCTTTTTAAGGAGATTTTATTATGAAAGAATTAACTCCAAACAGGAGAAATCTGGGTCTGGAAATTGAGCGAGATGGCAGGCCGATGGATAATGGTTTGTATGTCGCCACCGATGACCAGCTTTTCCACGCAGGCAAAAGAATCCTATCGTGGGATGGTTGCGTCTATAAATATTCTTATGGCGTAACCACAATGATAGAGGATAGACTTGCATGGCAAAGTTATTCTCAACATATTGATTATGGCGCTACCGTTGCCGCCACCACCGTTGCCGGAGATTCATCTTTTAAGGTGGATATAAGTGCCGCTATGGGTAAGGCCGATGATGGTGTAATCGCAGAAGATGAATTGATGGGCGGTCGTGTAATTGTGTATTCCGATACAATCGCAACCATACAAAGAGGCATTGTCGGGAATAGCGCTGTTGCTACCGGCGAAATGACGTTGTACGTAGATGCCCCGATTGACAGAATTTTGACTGTCGATGCCAGCTTCGTTGAAGCAATATGCAATCCCTGGCGATTCGTTAGCACTGGTGAAGGCGGCGGAGTTCGTAGTATGGTTGGGTTGCCCAATGTTGTAACGGCGGCTACTGCAAAGTGGTTATGGCTTCAAACGTGGGGGCCGTGCTGGGTTGCGCCTCAAGGCCCTCTTGCCGATGCTGCTCACGATTTGGAGGTTGTTGCGAGGTCTGATGGCAGTGTTCAGGCACACGAGTACGGGACTGCGATGGCGACATTGCAACAGCACGTTGGGTTCATTCTCTCTCACGCTGCTAACGGAACTCAAGGAGCACCGTTCTGGATGATGCAGATTTCACCTTGTTAAAGGACAATAAAGATGAATTTTGGTCGTGCAGAGTTAGTACCGAATAACGTAAGTGATAAAGACCTCAAAGATGAGGTCAATAGGCGGACAGCCAGGGCGGGTTACACCACCCGCTTTGGCGAATCGCCTTCCAGAACAAAAATTATGGCACAACCGCCAACGAAACAGTATGAAGAAAATTACGTCAGGATTTTCGGACACGATTGAGGTAATTTATGTCTCTAACGGAATTAGAAATCGTCGTGTGTAATCAGTCAGTCGATAAAATCGGTGCGAAGAAAACACTTACATTGGCTATCCAGACTTCCAACGAGGGTATTAAGTGCAACTTGCATTATTCTCAGACCAGGGATGCTTTGCTTCGCAGTTTCGATTGGAATTTTGCTTCTGCCCGTGCCGAATTGACTCTTTTGCAGACATTGACGCTTGATTCTTCGCCCAAACACGATGTGTGGGCGGTCGGCGATGTGATAACTGGAACTTCGTCTTATACAACCGCTACAGTTGTTTCCGTTACGAGCAATATAGAATACGAAATTGCATATATATCCGGCGATTTCACGGATGGCGAAACGATAACCAACGCAATCGATATTGCAGTTCTTACTTGGGAAGGCATACCGCTCGAATACGAAGATGAGACCTTGCTTTGGTATGATGAATCGGCAAGTGATGATGTTAAATGCGGCACAGGGTATCCGACAGTTGCAGATTTACCACCCGATTTTGAGTGGAGCTATAAATTCAAATTACCAGATGATTTTTTGCGGTTAAAGTCGGATTACACGGCGGATGAGACGCTTGGCGTTAATGACAGGTTTACGATAGAAGGCAAATATCTACTGACTAACGATGATGAGGCCGAGGTTCGATACATCAGGAAAGTTACCGACCCTGCGGAATTCGACCCGTTATTTACGGAAGTTCTGATTTTGCAACTTGCTCTTAAATTAGTTAATCCTCTGGCCGGAACGAATACATCTCAATTAAAGCGGGATTTGAAACAAGACCTTGCTGATGCAATGAGACGAGCAAGAACGGTATGCAGTACAGAAATAAATGTCAGTGGTAGAAGCGACTGGAACCTGGCGAGGTATGGTTCGGGAAAAGTATGAAACGAATATCATTAACACAAAATAAGTTTGCAATTGTTGATGATGAAGATTACGCCGAACTCTCTAAATATAAATGGTGTGCGGCAAACCATAAAGGTAAATGGTGTGCAGTTCGATATTCAAAAGAAGAATATAGAAAAACAGGAAGTCGTGGCACTCTTGTTTCTATGCACAGACAAATAATGAAGGCTGAAAAAAGAGAACAGATTGACCACAAAGACGGAAACGAATTAAACAATCAAAAAGAGAATTTAAGATTTTCAACGCAACAGCAAAATGTTTTCAATCAAATGCCTATTAGACAAGGAACGAGCAAATACAAAGGTGTATCGTGGTGCAGGGAATCCCACGATTGGTATGCAAGTATCAAACATAACGGGAAAAGTAAAAATCTTGGACATTTTATTAACGAAATAAATGCCGCAAAAGCATACGATACTGCGGCAAAACAATTATTTGGGGAGTTCGCAAGAACTAATTTCCCAAAAGAAAGAAAGGTGCTTTACGGCTGACGCAAAAGAAAAAATAGGTATGGCTTTATTAAGCTCTACGGTAGTGGATATGAAAACGGCACAGGCAAACACGCTCTATACCGTTCCAACTGGAAAGGTTTGCCGGATTTCTCACGTTGTTGTGAGAGACCCGACCGCGTCTCTCGCAGGGGGGACGAGTTACAGCATTACAAACTGGAAACAGGCGTTTAGTCTGGCCACCGTAACAGGAGCAACTTATTATATCGTTATTGACAACGAAAACGTTGCGTATGTTGAAACTGCTGCGGGAGTGTCAATCCAGCTTACCGTTACTACGGGTTCGACCCTGGCGGCAAATGCAACGATAGATTTGTTCGGCTACCTCTCTGCTTAAAGGTGATTGATGTATGAGATTAAGTTCGGATATGTTTCCGGCTACTCACTTATTTTCGCCGCATTTCAGCCGAGTGGTGCTGGTCGGGGAATCGCCAACCAGCCGTTACCGGAGATTCGACCGACAGGTTTTTATATTGCCACGCCGATTACCGACCTTGAAGTTGGCGATGTGGTTTTGGTGTATAATCTCGAAACTCTTTATTGGGAAGATGACCCGCTTTACATTGAGACCGAAGATTTTCTTACTTATGAAGGTGAAAGACTTCATTGGGAAGGTGAATGGCTGATGTGGCCGGATGATACTATCAGTGATGTCTTGACCTGGGTCGGCGACCCGCTCGGTGCGGGAGAATACGAGTCGCCAATTGATTTTGCGGCGGACTTGACTGGCCTCGAAGCAAAAGTGGATGTAGTAGATGAGAACGTCGACTTATTGATTGTCGAGGCGCAGAGAGTGAATAATGTTTACGATGAAACCATCGTGCCAACAACTGTAACTGTGATTAAGAATTTATAATGGCAAATATACCGATAATCAGGTTCAATAAAGGTGAGACGACCCCGAAGACCGATGCCCGAATAGATACAGAAATGTATGAGGGTAGTTGCCGTCATCTTGAGAATATGCTTCCCTTGATTTATGGCTGTGTTGAGCGAAGGCCAGGTACTTATTACATCACATCCGCTTACGGTGCTGCACAGATAGTCCGAATGATTCCGTTCATATATTCCTCTGAAATTGCTTATGAATTGGAGTTTGGCAATTTATTTATCAGGGTACTTTACGATGACGAAGTTATTGAGACAATTTCATCGCCATATAAGATTGATGACTTATTCCAGATTCAATACAAGCAGGTCGGCGATGTAATGTGGCTCGTTCACCCATCCTATAAACAAAGAAAACTTACAAGGACAAGTGCAACAACCTTTTCGCTCGATGTCATATCATTTACCAAGGGGCCGTTCCTGACAAGGAATGATTTGATTGACCCTGATGAGACCGATGCGTCGACTATGTCTTGCACGGCCATTGCCGTTGGTGCTACAGGAACTCTTACCTGCACGGGCGAGATTTTCGATGCACTTCACGTTGGTGCGCTTTTCAAATTGATTCATCCGAGAGTTACAACCAAAATATCTCAATCCGGTGCTGGCACAAGCTCTACTCTTTCGGATGTCAAGGGTACTTGTTCGTTTGTTACTACCGGAACGTGGAAAGGTACTGTGATTCTTCAAAGGCGGGAAAATTCGACATCAGATAACGACTGGGAAGATTACAGAACTTATGAGGCATTGACTTCAGGAGCAAGAAACGATTCTCTGTCTTTTGTGGAAGATGCCGATAACGTTCAATATCGTATATATGCCGTTGCCGGAATGTCGGCGAATTTCGGGGCGACTTTGACTAATAACAATCCCACACAGGAAGGTATTATTCGGATAAATTCAATAAATACCGAATTAAGCGCTGAGGTAACTGTTTTGACGGCTCTTGCATCCATAAACGCCACTAAAAGATGGGCAGAAGGTTGCTGGAGTGATTATAGAGGTTATCCCTCCTCAATTACTTTTATGGATGGTAGGTGTATTTACGGTGGCGCTTCCGTGATTGCTGAACAAATAGTCGAAGCGCCGGAATAATTAGATGTGATTTATTTTGGAAGTTTGTAATGGCAGTATTAAAACAATCGTGGACGACATTAAGTAGCGAGTTGGCTGTTTATTATAGCGCTGCACAAACATTTTATGCCAGTGAAGATTATGAATTAGTGCAAATAGATTTAAAATTGGCACGTTCTGCTACGCACGATTTTACCGTTGATGTTTATTTATATGATGTTGATGTTAATCACAAACCTAATAATCAGTTGGATTATTTCGGAAGCATTGCCAGTAATGATTTAGGCACATCTCTTGCGTGGAAAACTTTTAATTCTGGCTCTTACAATGTTGTTAATGGAACAGAATATGCTATTTTAGTATCAGTTAATATTGTCAGTGGTTATCTGCGTTGGTCAAATAGAAATGGATATACTGGTATCGGATGGACTCAAGAGGTTGATGATGTATGGGTAGATTACGGCGTAGATTGGCACTTCAAAACTTATACTGTAGATGCTCCTTCTAAACCAATAAATCCTACACCAACCAACGGAGCAACAGATGTTGATATAGACCAAGCCACAATAAGTTGGGAGGATGGCGGTGGGGCTACGTCTTATGATGTATATTATGGAGAAAATGAGGCAGGATTAACTTTGGTTTCAGAAGGTCAAACTGAAACTTCTTTTACAATTACCGGAATAGAATACGGTTCTCCATTTGATTATGAAGTAAGTCGTACCTGGATGGTTAATGCTATCAATGCAGGTGGAACTACAGAAGGGGATATTTGGACTTTTACAACAGAAAGTTATTCAGTTATATCCGCAGAACCAAAAGACCCTCGGCTCTGGTTTTCTGAAGTGGATGATTTTGAAAATTTCGAGGAAGATGTAAAAGACGCTGATTCGTTTTCTCTGACCATTCCTGCAACTAACGAAATCAGGTGGATTGAAGCGCTCGAGGCCTTGATTGTCGGTACTTCCGGCGAGGAGTGGAAGGTCGGCTCGAATGATTTCGGCACTCCAATTACGCCTACGAATTATACCATCAAGCAGCAGTCGAGTTACGGCAGCAGGAACATCCAGCCCGCCAAAGTTAATGAGCAGATTCTTTTTATCGATTTCGTGGGACGAAAAGTCAGAGAATTGACTTATTCCGATTCTGTCCAGAAATTCGTATCGCCGGATTTAACAGCTCTTGCCGAGCATATCACATTGTCGGGAATAGTCTGCATAGCACATCAAAGAAATCCTGACTCAATTTTATGGGCAGTTCTCGATGATGGCTCTTTAATCTCTATGACTTACGAAAGAGAGCAGGACGTTGTTGCTTGGGCAAAGCAACCGATAGACGGCAGAGTCCAGTCGGTTTGTGTTTCGCCAAGTGCAAATGAGGATAAGATAACATTGTCTATTGCCAGGGACGAAACCCTTACTTACGAAGGTGCGATTCTTACTTATGAAGGTGAAACCCTTACTTATGAAGTTGTATATATTGAGAAAATGATGTCGAGAAATTTCGGGACGGAGTTAGAGGATGCTTTCTTTGTCGATTGTGGTATCACTTACGAGGGAACTGCGACATCTACGATAACGGGATTAAGCCATCTTGAAGGCAAGACAGTTAAAGTTTTGGGTAATGGTGTGGTTTTTGATGATGCCGTAGTTTCAGGTGGACAGATAACTACTAAACTGGCAGGAGTAACAACTACAGTTACGAAAGCGCAGGTCGGATTGCCTTATATTCCGGTTCTTGAGCCGATGAAGCCGGTGATAAATACAGAAATGGGTTCTTCGGTAGCAAGCATCGTGTCAGTCAAGGAAATGGGTATATCGTTTTTGGACACGGCAGGCGCTAAATGCGGGACTTCGCTCGATGATATGCAGGATATAGATTTTGACGACTCAAGATGGACAAATACTTCTGAAATTGAAGGTTTATTTACAGGCACGGTTGTGGTAAGTGTTGACGGTGGATTTTCGCTCGATAACCCGTTGATTATATCGAGTGATAGTCCGTTGCCTCTCTGTGTCCGTGCCTTAATACCCCGATTAGATATTAGTGGGCGTTAGAAAGAATGATTGAAAAAAGAAAAAAGTCGGCAAAAAAGAAAAGCATTTTTTACCTTCTATAAATATAGGTTATTTTTGAAAGAAAGTCAAGTAAGTGTTGTTTTTTATAGTAAAAACAGGGATAAAAATTTATTAGACACTTGTTTATTAGGACATTAAGATTGGACATTTAGTTAGATAGGACAAAGTCAAGTTGAGAAAAGATGATTGAAATTCGTGATGCTTTGCAAAGTGATTTGGATTTGGTCAGGCAGGATTCGATAGACGTTGCCGCAAAGAATTATCCTAATTGGGACTTAAACGGCTGGGCAAAGACGGCTCTTATAGACGGCCAGATTATTGGGGTGGGTGGCTGTGTCGTTTATTGGGAAGGCGTTGGCGAAGGGTGGTTCTGCCTGTCGAAAAAAGCACTTGAGCATAAAATTGGGATATTTAAGTGTATCCAGAGGATTATCGAGCAGGCATTTTTGGAATTGAAATTGAAACGTATGCAGGTAAGTGAGCGGGCAGATTCCTCGCAGACAATAAAAATGGCTGAAGCATTGGGTTTTAATCGGGAAGGTCTTATGAAGTCCTACCTGCCTGACGGGACGGATGCTTATCTCTACGCACTTGTAAGGGAATGATATATGGGTCTTACAGCATTGGGAATAGGTCTTATTGCAGGCACACAAGTATATGGCGGCATTGCTGCCGCACAGGAAGGCGCATCTGCGCAGGCGATGGCAAATTATAACGCTGCCGTTAAGGAACAGGATGCGAAAGCTATAGAGCAAAAAACGGCCTTCGAGCAGAAAAGAGATGCGGAAGCGGCTGAAAGAATAAAAAGTACGATGCAGGCCGGAATGGGCGAGGCCGGAGCGGTAACTACGGTAGGTACTCCGCTTTTAATACAGGCAAAGCAGGCGTCCGAATTGGAACTTAAAAATCTTATGATTGGCTATGAAGGCGCAACCGAAGCAGCACGGGCAAGAAGCGAAGCTGCCGGATATAAAATGGAAGGTAAAATAGCAAGACGAAAAGGTCGAGCCGGAATGATAGGCGGATTCTTGGGTGCAGGCGGGACTTTGCTTACAGGTTTTAGTGGAATGGACTGGGGTAAAGGCGGCGGTGGTTTAACAAAAGAAGGCAAAGCGACTTTATTGAGGTATTAAAATTGGCTCAATTACCAGGAGAAATTCAATATACTGAAGCAACACCATCCGGTCGGGGGCCGAACGTGCCTTTGCGTATAGATGTTTCTACAGGTGCAGAATACATAGCAAGAGGTATGGAGCAACTTGGACAAGGATTTTTGAAGGTTGCAGAAGCCAAGAGAGCGATAGATTTTTCTACGAAAAAACGTGAATTCGAGCAAAAAAGTTTTGCTTTTGTTAATACTCATAAAACCACAGGCGACCCTGAAGCACGGAAAGCATTAGAGGAACAATGGAGTAAAGATGTTGATTCAATCTTGACGTCTGATAACCCCTTTCTTAATGTTGAACTTACGAAATACAAGAATGAGGTTATGCCGCAGTGGGGACAGATTGTTGCCAATCAAAATCTGGCTGTCGAGGCACAACAAAATAAGGATGCTTTTGAAACCAATCTGCAACACTTGAAAGAGACGGGGGCGGTTGAGGAGGCAAGGAAACAGATTTGGAATTTTCAGAAAACGACCAACCAGATTTCAGAGGCGCAATCCGCTCAAATGGATAAAGATATGCCTATTGATTGTATTTTGGCTCAATCAAGAATAGACATAGGCAATAACAGGCCACAAGAGGCAATAAATAAACTTGCAAATCCTGAATTTCGCAAAGGTCTTTCGGGTGAGCAGCTTGATTACGCAGATAAGTTGCAGCGAATGGCGGAACAGCAATCGGCAATCAATACAGACCAGATACAAAATGAGATTGTTTTTGGAATGTTTGAGAATAGGGATAAAACTCTGGTTGAAAAAGGAAATCTCGGTCAGCAATATATCACTAAATTAAAGACAATATCAGGTCTTTCTTCTGAAGATGCAAGGGTAATGACTAACCGGGTGGAAGGTTGGATGGCAGGCAAAGAAAGGGTCAATGATTCTCTTGTCTATACGAATTTATTTAGAGATGTAACCCAACTTCACAGGGGAATAGGGCAGGCCGATGAAATCAGGAAAAAGATTGTAAATGAGTTCCCGAACCTTGACGACCAACATTTTGAATCACTTAATAAGTATCTTGATGAGACGGTTGAGGAGTGGAACGCCGATACTTTAAGCAGGCTTGAAAAAGAATCCAAGATACATTTAGCCCCGAATCTTTCAATGCTCGAAAAATTTATGGAGATGCCTGCCGGCGAGCAAATCAAGAATAAGAGTCTGATAGACAGGTTGCAAGAACCGGCTAAAATAGATGCCAACAGGTTGGCTCTTTATCTTGACAGATGCCGCAAATGGATTGCTGCAAATCCTAAAGCTCCTGATTTATACGAAAACGGCAGGCGTATTATGGCACAGTTTGAAAGATATACAGATGTCCAAATCAGGCAAATGGAGAAGCAACTGGAATCAGGGACGTTGACCGAGATTAAACAG